CACATGTTTAAATTAGATCTCACCCAAAAATTACAAATCAAGGAGATATTATGGAAAATCAAGAAGTATTGAAGGCTATAGCTACCCTTGCTGATAAGGTGAGCAGATACCACGAACGTTTATTAGCAGTTGAAAGAGAGAATGAAAAATTAAAGAAAGAATTATTAGAACACAAAAAAGGCCCTCATATACATACAATTCAAGGTAAGCCACATAACTCCGATGCAACAGTTATGGTAACAGGTTTAGATTCTGATTTGGAATGTGAAGCTTGTAGTGCTTAATTATTCAGGTGTTTCACCTAACATGTCTGCTAAAGAAGGAGCAAATACTTTTACATCTCTTCTAATTTTCTCAGCTGTTGTAGATGTCCCTGGATTATCAACATCAGCTTGAGCTGCAGCTTCTGATTCATACTCTGCACCCGTGTCAACGTGTGTGATAGTAGTTTCTGTTTTTACTTTATAATGTGGAATTCTTCTTCCGTCTTCGGTCGTAATGTGACCTAATAATTCAGCAGGTTCAACTATTGGCATCGTCTTTTCTCCAATTTATATTAAAACTAATAATAACTCTGTCTTTATCAGAATTATTTGTTTGTACTTCATGTTGTAACCATGATGGAAAAAAAATCAAGGAATTTTCAACAGGCTCCCACTGTACACTGTGAGCTAGGTGTATAGAGGCTTTATCTGTTTTTGGGGGTGATAGTACCTCTGACTGTGGTTTAGGCTCTAGAAACACAATATTTCCGCATTTTTTAGGAGCTTTTAAATAAAATACGCCCGATAAATAGTTATATGGGTGTGTATGTACGTTGTTTCGTGATCCTGGTGGATTTATCATACCCCACATACCAGTTATTTCAGGATTATAATTATCTTTAACATCCATGTGATTAAAACAATCTTTTGCATATTTAAGAATATCGTCAACTAAAGGTCTAAACTTTTTAATATTATGTATTTCATCATCACTATGCCAGCCACCAATATTAGAACGGGGCATTCCTTTTTTATCGTTTTGTTTTATTTGATAAATACTATCGACTAAGTGATCGTGGCCCGTTAACTCTAAAGAAAAAACAGGTGTAATAAATAAAGAGTGAAGATTAATCAGAGCTGTCCTTTTGTGATCTCCATAAAACTAGCTATTATATGCACTTGATTGGCAGCGTTAGCTTGAACTTTCATAACATCACTTTCTTGTAAAACTAATGGCTGTTCTAATAATTCTGTGGTTGTTTTTGTAGCAAGACTTTTTTCTTTAAATATTTCAAAAGTAGCTGATGATCTCAAGACTTCTATATCAAGAAGAGTGGTATTAGCTGAATCATTACAAACCAAAATAGATTTAACAACTGCTGTTGTAGGAGGAACTGGTGGTGCTGCACCAGGATTAGCTGTTGGCACAGTAATTAAAGTTGTTAGGTCTGTCGAATTAACATCCAACATTGCGCTTTTAAATGTATTAGCCAAAGAAAAAAGCCTCCTGCTCTGATTGTTCTTTTAAATCTTGTTGATAGTTTGTATTTAATAAAAGAATAATTTGATCTAATAAACTTATCATTTGATCAAATTGACTAGCATCATATTCTGGGGTTGCATTTGGTAATCTGGTTATATTAATTTTAGCCATACTATCTTTTAGAATAAATTAGGCTTAAAGTCATTCTAAATTTAGGCCCCTTTATGGATTGTGGTCTAATTGTGTGTGGAATAGAGCCGTCAAACAGTAATATTCTACCTGGTATAAAAGATGAAGCAAAATCAATTTTTTGTAAATTTAAGGGGTCATAAAATAATGTTTCACCATACCACCCATCTTTCCAATCCAAGTTCACATAATATAATGCTATCTGTTTATCCCAATGTGCGTGAATATAATGCACGTCCTCAGACTTTACTAAGTTAATTATAATATTCTCAAGGTGTTTATTTTGAAACCAAAGTGTTTCTTCTATACAATCTTCAATACACGGAAGTATATTTTCTTTTGATAAATCTTCTATAGACCATTGTGAAAATAAATTAGGTTCACTTTCTTTCTGAACTGCATCTTCCCATCCTAATTTGTAAAAAGAATTATGTGCTGAGTTATATATTTCTTGTCTTGTTTTAAAAGATACTTTGTTATCAAATATTTTTATTTTTCTATCTTCTTCCATCAGGTCTGAGTTGAAGCTTAGTAGAACCAAGTCTCCAAGGTGTATCATTCACTGTATTTGTTTCGTATTTAATTTTTACTGCTCTTCCTCTACCTCTTACATCAATTTTCTCTGTAGTGCTAGAAATAGTTCCTGAAGTTGTTGTAGTGTTGGTTGATTGTGGATATTGTTCTAAAGTTAAAGTAGCAGTCATATTATTAGTTAAATTATCAAAATCAGGAACTAACTTACTTACAGACATAAGCTCATCACCATCGCCAATCTCAACAGATCCTGTGGTTAAAAAAGCAGAAATAGCTGTGCCATCTGCTTGGTTATTGCCTGACTCATGTTCATAAATATAAGATGCGCCTGCTGTTAAACCTAATATAGTAGATGCATTTGCTGTCACACCTGTGTCGTATTCTGTAGCGATAGGACTTTCATATACATAAGCACCAAGCCACGTGGTTCTACCAAGACTAATTGTGTACCAAGTGTTTTCTAAATAATTATAAGCAACACCTCTATCTATCTGTGTAGCGTTTGCAGAAGGATAGTACCAAATAATTTCATTGTAAGCTGTATTTAATCCAACAGCAATATCATTTTTATTTGTATAACTTAAACTATCAAATACAAAATCTTGCACAGAACAAGGCATTTTTTTAACAACACCATCATACGTATAGAACGCATCATCTGACATCCAATATGCTCTACCATTAACCTCGATTGCTGCGTGTTGTGCTATTAATCCACAGTTAGCACCGAGTTGTCTCATACCAAAAGTAAAAGGTGTTCCAATAAATTGAATACCATGAAGTGATGTATCGGTCCAAACAAGTATTTGACCTGAAGATTTTACAGCGCCCATGATTCTTGAACCATCAGATATACGCAATGAACCAGCTTCATTAGTAGCTGTTGGTGTATAATCTGTAGCGTCTTCTCTGTCCGAAAATCTAAAAAATAAATCGTCTTGTGTTGAAGTGCTACCTATAGTTGTTTCTGTTCCAAATATAAGTAAATGTCTTGTGTCTGTAGAGACTAAACTAAATCTAGATGCTGTCGGTGCGTTTGATAAAGCGGTAGCTATGTTGCTGGTCCCAGATGAAGTATCCCAAATAAAAGTGCCGCCATTTAAAACAGTTGCAATTAAATCCTCACCAAAGGTATCTAAAGACCATTGACGAGCTGCTAAAACAACACCTGAAGAAGATCTAGCAGTGTCCCACGTGCTTGACCCCCATGTTTCTGTGCCCCATCCGTATCCAAATGTAGATGTAGCTGGACCTATTGTTATTTGATATTTAGCGTTTCCTGATCCTCCACCTCCTGATGTGGAGCCAGAGGCAGTGCTTGTATGTGTAACAGTGTAAGTATTTGCAGTCGGCACTGTTAAAATTTCAAATTCTTGATTCATATCCAAACCATCTATGGAAGAAAACGAATCAAAAGTTACAAAGTCTCCGACGTTAGCGTTATGTCCTGAGTCTGTTACGGTTACTGTAGTAGTGCCGTTTGTTGTAAAAGGATTAGTTAAAGCTTGTGTTTCTCTAAGTGGTGTAATGTCGTAAACAGCACCTTCAGTGTAGATATATAATTTTCTATCGGTTCCTACGGCTAAATATCTAGTGCCATCTAAGCCAACCCAACTGTGAGTGTCACGAACAACACCTACAACAGTTTTATTTGGATTAGGTAAATATGACCAACCACCCCATCTTTCAGGTTTTCCGTAGTGAAACCTAACAAAATCAGAATCAACATATTTTCTTTGATCCCCTGCTGAATAAGCAGTATCTTGTTTATCAATGCCTGGTTGGAACTTTAAATCGACTAATTTCATGTCGAGGTATACTAAATTATTTATTGTTTTGTGGCAAGAATTGAGTGCCTACGTTACCCTTGAATGAGTAATTACCATAATGAGTAAGACCACTTACTATGTCAGCATAAACTTTACCACCTATTTTCTGCCATAAACGACAAAAAGCATAGTCTTCTGACAAATATCTTTTTGTGTCAGGATCTATCATCGTATCAAAAAAAGTATAATTCCAATCAGATGTATCATGATAATTAAATGTTTTATCATGTGGAGCACCAATATGTTGGTCTGGCACGAATTTTAATTCAGGATAAGCTAAAGCCATTTTTTTAAATACGTTTCTTTTTATCAACATAAAACCTGTAGCTCCATCTAATACTTCTATAAATCCTTTTCTTACCTCAATGTTTTTAGGATTAACCACGTTTAAATTATATTGTAAAGCAGTGGCTAATAAAGCATCTTCAGATATATTGGGGTTCTCCGATACTTTTATTTTTACTTTACCCCAATCAATTGTTTTTCTTGGATATACACCCGTAACAATCTCTTCATCTAAATCTATCATTCTCATGACGGTGTTGGGATCAAAAGATATATCGGCATCTATAAACAAAAGATGAGTATATTGCTCATCATCCATAAATAATTGCACCAATGTATTTCTAGCTCTTGTAATTAAAGACTCGTTACCGATTGTTCCAAATTGTAATTCAACTTTATTTGTTGCCGCGACTGCAGTAAGTTGCATGCAACTTTTAAAATAGTCTGCTGTTATCATCCCACCGTAGCAGGGTGTTCCTATAAATAATTTAGTCTGCATCTCTATAAAAAATATTAAGTGTGTATCTATTAGAGCTGTCTCCAAAAGATTGTAAATCTGAATGCGATATTTTTGAACCATTAAAAAATAAAGCTCTGTTTTCTACAAAACCTATGTGTGATGCTAATTGATTATTATGCATAAAACCTGTGCCGTTGTTAAGAAGAGGTTCTCCTTTAACAAACAAAAGAAAGTTAGCAACATTACCTTTATCATCATCAGTGTGAAACAAAGGTTCTTTTTTATTTTCTCGTAGATGTGCACTTACAGATATAGGTTCAAGATTTCTGTGTGGAAAAAAATATTGTTTAATTAATTTAAGTAACGGATCACTATGAATACTTTTATTAAAAGTGTGTCGCATACCATATAATTGACCTTCAGGGTTTTTTACCTCATAATATTCTAGTTTTGTTACAGTTTCTTGTAATGATTTCAATGTGTCTTCATCCAAAAAATTATCAACATACATGACAAATTTCGTATTTTTATTGTGTTGCATGAGTCACCGTTAAATATTCTATTTTCTTTATCCAACCTTTTGGTATAGCGATAGCGCCACCACCTGATACTTCATCTTTGTCTTTACTGTAGGATCGCATAATAATTATTTTTTCAGGACCATTATGAACCATCCATCCTACTTCTTGGCACACGGCTAACGGAGCATCCATAACTTCTTTTATATCAAGCCAACCTGTTTCTGTATCACGGGCATCTAACCACGTCACACGGACCATGGGTACTTTGTCAATGTTCATTCGTTAATAGGTTCTTTTTTCTTTAAATGTAAATTAAAAGATACTGATCTTCTCTCTTCGTTTTCTGTTCTAAATGGATATACCCCATGTGATAACCACGCAGGGAAAAGATATATTGCACCAACTTCTGGTGTAGCTTGATGTTTATGACCACTAAAAGTTGCAGCTTGACCACAATGCCAAATTATATCTCCTACACAAGGATAATGATCTTCTCTTGCGTACTCTTCTGGTAAACTTGGAGGCACGCGTAAGTAAACAACACCTGACAACTCTCCTTGATGAATATGAAGAGGATTAAAGTCTCCAGACCATTGGCTCACGGCCCACATAGATTCAATAACCATTGAACCTACAAATGCAGGTGATATGGTGTCACTAGCTGGAGGTATGGATATATATTGTTTTACGATTTGACCGATAGCATCTATTATAGGTTTAAATTTTTTACTTTCTAAATCTTCCATGGGGTATCGAACTTCTTGTTTAACATTACCAGCTAAATTAGATGAGTGATCATATTCTTTAGCTAATTTTTCATCATTAAATAACTCTGATGCTCTATCATCTAACACTTTAATCATGCTATCAGGCAGTTTACCTTGTAATATAGTAGGGCCAAAAGGTCTTACGGCGTGAAAATCTACTTTAGTTGACATGCTATTCCTTTCTATTCATAAATATCTATTGTCATATAGCAAATATTTGCCTATAAATATAGAATTAAATAGGCTTATATTTCAAGTTTAGCCTCCTTGCCTATATACAATCACATAAATTGCAATTTATTTAGGAGATTATGCTAAAAGGATTAAAAGGAATATTAGAAAAAGGACTGCAAATAGCAGCACCATTTATTGGTAGCGCGTTGCTTGGTCCAGCTATGGGATCATTCGCAGCACCATTTGCAACAGGTATTGCTTCACTACTTACAGGTAATAAACCAAAAGACGCTTTATTATCAGCGGGCGGTGCATATTTAAGTGGTATAGGTAATCCACAAGGAAGCCCTTTAAGTAAGGTGTTGAACTTTGGACAAAAAGGTCCAGTTCAAACTATCATAGGTAAAAAACCTACTGGCGGAAGTCAATTTCATTTAAACGAATTACTTAACAAGTATAAAAATATACAAACAGAATCAGGTGATGGTAATAATACCTTCTCTAATATTTTATCAGCAATTACAAAACCAAGAGGAACAGACGAAAAACCTTTACCTTCTTTTCTTACGCAAGGCTTATCAACAGGAATACCAGCATACTTATCTTATTTAGCAGCAAAAGAAGATGCTAAAAAAGCAAATGTTCCTGGTATGGATGAATATATGAGTGCAACAGATAAATTATATGGTGGACAATTTGAAAGACCACCAGAGGAAAGACGAATACAAAATTTAACTCCAACCTACGCAGCAGCAGGTGGTATGATGGGAAGAGAACCAGTGAATGGTTTAAAATTTATGGAGCAACAACCAATTCAATATTCAGCAATGACAGGTCAAGGAGTAATGGGTTTAGCAAAAGGCGGTAAAGTATTTCCAAGAAAAACAGGTCAGATAGAAGGACCTGGCACAAAGACAAGTGATTCAATACCTGCAATGTTAAGTGATGGCGAGTTTGTACAACGAACTGATGCTGTTAACGGTGCAGGTGTAATGATGGGTGCTAAAAATGCAAGTGAAGCAAGAGAAAAAGGTGCAGACTTTATGTATGCGCTACAAGATAAACTTGCTAAAATGGGTCAAAAGGTAGCGTAATGGCTGAAAATGTTACTTCAACACAGATAGCTAGAGAAGCGCCTTTTTTAGAGGACTATAGAAGAAGACTTCTTGATAGTCTTTACGGAGGCACTGAAGTTTATGAAGCAGGTGATACTTTACCACCAGGAGCGAAGATAGGTGATAAAAAAGATCCAGGTCTTTTAGATCAAAGACTTGATCAATTTCAAAGAGGTATAGCTGGTTTTGCACCAGGTGAGGCAGCAGCGTTTACGTCTGCGGCTCAACAAATGGGTTTCGATCCTACAACAGGACAACAAACTGGTGTAGCATCTTTTCAACCTTTTATGCAACAGGCAGCATCAGGTCTTGGCGCAGCGATGGGAACAACTGCTTTAGGCATACCTTCTTTGTCAGCAGCTCAATCACAATTTGATCCTACACAAGCAAATACTCAAGACTTCATGAATCAATATCAATCAGATGTTACACAAGAAGCATTAAAACAATTAGATCAACAAGCAGCAAAAGCACAAAGTAGTCTTGCAAGTCAAGCACAAAAAGCAGGAGCTTTTGGTGGTGCAAGGTTTGGTGTACAAGAGGCAGAGTTACAAAAAAATCTACAAGACATAAAATCAAAAAGAATATTCGAAGATCTTTCAAAGAACTTTATGCAGGCACAACAAGCAGCAATCGGTACAAGTGAAGCAGCGAGAGCAAGAGAACTACAAGCAGCTCCTATATATGGTCAACTCGGTCAAACAGCAGGAACACAAGCACTTGGTTTTGGTAATCTTGGCGCACAACAATTTGGTTTAGGACAACAAGGTATTCAATCATTATTAGGTGTAGGTCAAACTCAACGAACAAGAGATCAAGCACTTTTCGATGAAGACTTTAGATTTAGAACTGCACAAAGCTTAGAGCCAAGACAAAGAATTCAATTTGGTGCTGATATTTTAGCAGGAGTTCCATCTGTTCAACAATCTATGAGTCAACAGCCAATACCATATACTAATCCATTAGCAGCAGCGGTCGGAGGAGGTCTAGCAGGTCTCGGAGGAATTGGTGCAATGTATGGTCAGTAGGTCACATGGTAGCCAGCATTTTCGATAGACCAATGTTTAGAGGGCAACAGCCCATGATGCCTGAAGACACAGGTGAAAGATTACAGCCAAAAGCATCAGTTGTAGAAGCACAAGAGGGAGCAATATCGTATCCCGTATCACGGATCACGGAACCTTTAGGTTCTACTCCAGCAGGTATAATGGAAGCAGCAGCGCAGTTTGCTAATCAAGTTGATCCTGCAGAATTTGCTGCACAAGCAGAACTTTTACAGCCAGCGAGAAGCAGGCAAGAAATTGCTGCAGAATATGATGCACTTTACGCTGATGAGCCCGCAGAGGCTCCTAATTATAGTTTTGAAAAAAATCTTGCACTTGCAAGAGCAGGTCTTGCTTTAATGCAACCTACAGTTGGAGGAACTATAGCTCCTTCTATCGCAAGAGCAGGCGATCAGTTTGTTCAAGACGTAGCAGCAATAAGAGGAAAAGAGAGAGAAGCACAAACAGAAGCTCGTAAACTTCAACAAGCACAAGATCAAGCGAGAAGAAAATATATTTTAGATACAAGACAAGCAGAAGTAAACGCAACAAAAGCTTTGCAAGGTAAATTAATTATGGAGGCTTTTGGTTTTAATCTTGGTGAAGATCAACGATCAAGAGAATACATGCGTGATCTTAATAAGATGTTTTACAATTATCAATATGACACTGATGCTGATGCAATGAAAAGACATTTTGAATTATTAAAAGAAAGATATGATAAAAAAGGTGAAGTTTTATATGATCAACAAACAGGTAAATTTGCTATGGGTTACATACAAGAAAACGATGCAGGAATGCCTATTCCGTATTTTCCTGTTAATGAAGGTGGTGTGTTTAAATATGTACCAAGACCTGAAGCTATAATCACAAACTTTACATTAAATAATAAAGGTGATTTTGATCCTGGTGCAAAACAAGTAATGGATTTAGCATCTGGTATTAATAACGCAAAACTATCATTAAAATTTATTAGAGATGTACAGCAATCTATTGCAGACAATCCAGGCATAATTGGTTTACCTGGTTTTGCAACAGACTTTACACAAAGTGTTGGATCAACAGCTTTTGATATTATGGATGCTTTAAAAGCAAGAGGTGCTATAGATGAAAAATCTTACAATAAAAATGTATCAAGAATTGAAAACAGTGTTGTTAGCAATTTAAAAGACAGCTACGTTAAATATAATAAACAAGGTGACAAAAATGCAAACAATTTTGATAAAGCAGAAGGCACCCCAGAATATGAAATTTATAGAACATTTTTTAATCCTGAAATAGCTAAAAACAAAGTACGATTAAATTCAATTTACTATGCACTAGCAAGAGCACGTAAGGATACAGGTAGATTAAACGTTGATGATATTAATAATGCAAAAGAAGCTATTGATTTATTTGGTCTTGGTGGGTCTGATGCAATTAAAGCATCTTTAAGTATTGTGTATGAACAAATAGAAAATAGATTAAAAAGTGATTTATTACAATTAGGTGAGGGGTACGATAATTTAATATCTGATATTCCTTATACATCATTCATTGGTCAGACTGCTGGTCAAGATATATTTATAAGCTCAACAGAAGCGCAAACAGAATTTACACCAAGTAAAGGAAGCTCTACTTTTGTAGAACCTGGTGTAGAAGGTAGTGCGCCTAAGTTTAACGAAAATTTAGGAACAGGAGGTTAAGATGGCCGATCAAGATATGACCCCTCCAGGGTATACAACTGTTGTAATTGAACCAAGCAGAACAGGACTAGAATATCCTCTTTACATGAAGGTAGAAGATGTTGTTGAAGATCAACCTGCAATCAGACAGGAAGGTATATACATGCCTCGTAACGAAATTGAAACACAAAACGTTGTTAATTTTATTAATGAAAGTAGAAAAAAAGAAAAACTAACTCCTATTGGAGTCGAAACATATGTAGCTAATCAAGACAATTTTTTAAAATATGCGATAGGTCAATATCAAATGATGGAAGAAGGTAAAAAATCTTCTGATCCTATTAACTATTACGGAAACAAATTTCAAAAATACATGGATAAACTTAAAGAAGAAAATCCAACAAGTGATTTTACAGGCTTTGATGTATTTAGAAGACCATCAGATTTTGCTTTTGCACAACTGGTTGGTGGAGCGGAAACAATTTCTGATTATTTACCCATTGAAAAAGGAGACTTTGCTTTAGGTGGTGAAATGCTAGGATCTTTACCAGCAATGGCAGCAGAAGCATCTATGGCTATGCCTGGCGCGGCAAAACTTCCTGGACAATTATATAAAAAAATAATGGCAGGCGGTGCTGGTGTTGTAACAGGTGCATCTCTTGGTCGTGCAGGTGGTACTGCTGTTTATGATTTTTTAAATGATTTAACTAGAGCAGTTGGTGGAATTGATAGCCCTGCGGAAGCAAGTGATCCAGGTATGCAAGCATTAGTTGAAATGAGAAACAGTGCTATGTTTACAACAATGGCAGCAGGTTTAGGACCTTTGGCATCGTATCTCAGACCTATAACTGGTAAAATATTAGGTCTTGGTCAAGACGCGTCACCAATGGCAAAATTATCAGAGAAATATGGTATACCGATTGGCATTTCTATTGCAGCTACAGGAAATAATTTAGGTTCTGCTGTTAAAGGTTTTGGTAAAGTTGTTGGTGTATTTCCTTTAATTGGTTCAATTATGAAAGAAAGACAACTTAGATCTTTGGTAAGAACAAAACAAGCAATAGGCCAACAAGCAGAATTAATTGGCGATCCAGCAGAATTTTACAGAGCTCAATATAAGCTCATGAACAAAGACGACAAAGTAACATTTTTAAAAGATTTAAAAGCAAATGGTTATAACTCTTTAGATGAAGCAATTGAAGCAGAAGTAAGATTAAATGGTTTTGCACCTATTCAACATATGACTGATGTTGGTATGTTTATGCACAAAGCAGCGGAAGATAGATATAAAAGATTTTCTTACATAAATGATTTGTTATACAAAAGTTTTGAAAAAACTTCTGATAAAATATCTAAACCTTTTATTGGAACTGTTCATACAAAGAACGTTGGTAAGTTAATGCAAGAAAGAATTGCAAAATATAAAACAACTTTAGATGATGGTTACACAACGTATGCACCTGAGCTAAATAAAATTGAAAACTTTATTACTAATACGTTAGGAAGACTTCCTGAATATATAACGCCAATGCAACTTAGAGGATTTCAACGTCAATTAAATAATTTGTATGGTGAAATGAAAGCAACAACAGGAATGAATAACTTTGCTGGTTCTGATGTATTATCTGAAGCAAGAAAAGCATTAACAACAGACTTAAATAATTTTGCTGCTTGGCGACAAGGTTTATCTCCTGAAGAAATGATTGCGGCAGAATCTGCAAAGAAAGCATTGCTTCGAGCTAATTCAGTCTTTGCTAAAATGTCACCATTATACAAAAGCCCAGAAGCAAAGAAATTTAAATTAATTGATGAAAACATGTTCTCTGCTGGACCAGATTTACCAGGATGGAATTACTCAGATGAGTTATTTAATATTGTCATGAAAAATAAGATGACACCTCAAGCCGCTGTAGATTTAAAAGAATTAATCGGTGAAGCAGCATATGACTCAGTTGTTAGAACTTGGATTGATAAAGGTTTTAAAAATTCTCTTAGAACAAACAGTGCCATAGATTTAGTAGAAACAGTTACTGGTGCTGGTGGAACAAAGAATGTTACTGTCACTGACTATGCTATTGATCCAGATGCTTTCCTTAGAAATATTGGATACGGTGAACCAGGATTTGAAAAAATGTTAGAAATGACAGGTAGAAATTCAAAAATTGTCAAACAAAACATTGATGATCTTGTTGATCTTGCTAAAAAAATAGAACAACAAGAAATGGGCGATCCTGCTCAATTAGTTAAAAGACGTGTAGCATTAGGTGGTATTCGATCTGGTTTTAAAACATTTTCTTTTGGTGCTGCAGCTGGCGTAGGTGGAGCAGCGACAGGAGCTTTTGGACCAGGCCCTATTATTGCAGGTTTATTAGCAAGATACACCGCAGACTTTTTATCTTCTCCAAATGCATTAAAACGTTATTCACAAATCATAGCTGAAGAAACACCACAAACAGTAAAAAGAGCAGCATTCGTTAATACAATGAGAGATTTTTATAAACAAATAAGCGGAACAGATCGTATGGATGAGTTCCCTGATGAGTTTAAAACGTACAAAGGTGTAATAGAAGATCCTAATGGTTTTGTAGATTGGCTTTTTGGCACGGGATATGACAATTCAATGTCATCTGTTGGCAATCCAGCAGCAGGTGAAGAATATTCAAACTTGCGTTACAATGAATCTTCAAAACTAAACGCAGGATCATATATTCAACGACAATCTGAAGATGGTATGTACGATAATATTGTGCAATCTCAAGATGCACCAAAACAACCTATTGATGTACCAATGCCTGAAGTTCCTAATATGGGTAATGAAAATATTATGGCGGGGGCCTCTCCGATGGTCACGAACTCCCGACCAATGAATCAACAACAAAGAGCAGCATTAGCTGAAGGTAACATAGATGCAGCTCTAGCATTACGAGGACAAGGATAGTGGCTATAAAAAATTATTTAAAAGATGCAAAAGAAATTACAGCTCCTCTTAATTGGAAGTCTTCTCCAGACTCTCCTCCAACACAACTTGCTTACATAACACAACCAGAAATTGATTTATTAGTAAAAGCAAACCTTCATGGTTCTATGAAAGGTAAACCTAACAAAGGACCAAAAGGTATTATTAGTTTAGATGGTCTAGGTGCAGAAGACACTGCAGTTGGAGAAGCAAAAATTAGTGATAAACCTTTTTCTTCAAATATTGTTATTGGTGGTGGTGGATCTGGATCAGGTAATCAAATGGGTCCAGGAGGACCAGGCTCAGATAGTTATAATCCTGATAAAAGTTCTCAGGATCAATTAGCTGCAATATTAGCAGACAAAGAAAATCTTGTAAAACAAGCTGGCACACCAAAATACGCAGATCCAAAACATAAATTTTATAAATACATGACAAAGGATGGCAAGCCCATTCCTTATAATCAAATGACAGAAGGTCAAAAATCTATTTATAATTTTTATTCAGGCTCTGGAGTAAACGCTTATCAACAAGCAATAAATAATTTTATACAATCAAACCCAGCTAATATGGAAGTTTACAAAGAAGAGTTTCCTATTGGAGGTGCTTTAAACGCATTTATGACAACTGCTCCCGAAAAAATTGCAGAAAAAAGTTTGTTTATGCAAGGATTAAAAAGTATTGCGGGTGTAGGAGAAAATGTTTTTGAACAAATAGGTAACGCTTACCAAGCAACAAAAGATAAGGCTGCAGATATGTTTAGCTCTGATCCTGTTAATCAACAAGGTTCAACAGACTTTACAGCACTAAACAGACCAAATATAGCCAATGTTTCTGGTCCGTTAAGTGGAATTCCATCTATATTAAATACATCAACTGACACTGCTGGAATGGAAAAATTATTTGCTTTACCAGGTGGTCAAACAGCAACTCTGACGACTCAGGTTCCTTACAATCCTAATTTAGGTTATCAAACAACAGGTAATTACTTAACGATGAATCCAGAATTGGAACGTTTACAAATGAAAACTCTTCCAACAGGACTGGCAGAAGGAGGTCTTGCATCATTAAACAATCCAGATTACGGTATGTTGATGAATGCAAGTAATTTTGATTTTTAATTATGGATAACAGTTTGAAGAATATTATTTGGTTCGGTTTAATACTCGTCGCCGCAGGCGCAACCTACGGAATGATGTCAACACGACTACAAGCAGTTGAGTCAAAACAAATGCAACTAGAAAAAATAATATTATCAGACATCCCAGAAATAAAAGAACGAGTGATACGACTCGAAGTATTGCTCGAAAGAGCATTAGCCGAATAGTATTTTCTTTGGGTCTTCGCCCATAACTTGACTTGCCAAATCTATTTTAGCATTTAACGCTTTGACAATCTTCTCATCTATAGTATGATCTGCCATTAAATCTACGTATGTCACCTTTGATGTTTGCCCTATTCTATGCGCTCGGTCTTCTGATTGTAACC